CTACCAGCTCCTACGCGACAGCTCGTCGACAATCATCTGGACAGTCAGGTTCTTCCCGACCGAGTTTTCGTGAACACCGTCAACAAGAACCACAGACGTCAGGACATCGAATGTCTTGCCCAGCACAGTGTAGGCCTGGCCACCGCCCGCTGCGACGTGATTCCCCATGACGTCCAGATAGTTCGCCGAAAACACCTCTTTATCAGCCCTGTTGAAGGCTGAAACGCGCGACAGGTAGGCGTAAGAGGACTCCGGACTGGTTCGTTCGCCGCCGTCAGCCACCAGCTTGTCGGCATAGCCGTTGGTTGTCCCGAGCCACAGCCATGCGGCGGTGAAGCGCTGCATTTGCCGAACCATGGCCTCATTCGAGGAAAGAACATCCTCGACGCTATTGCTCGGATCGGCGTCGTTTCGATCAACACGCACGATCACGGTGCCCGAAAGCAGATCGCCCAGCGGGATTGCACCCGCAGACGAAGCTCCGGAAACCCAGCCTGACAGCACTCGAGCAGGCGTATCTGCCGCCACCGGTACGGCGGAAGCAGGTGCATCAATGGCCGCGACGGTGTATCCGCCCGCGCCGCTGTTCAGCGAGAAATCGAAGGTCAGGGCGCACAGCACCCCCTGGACCATGACCTTGCACGTGGCGACCCCGCCGGAACGACGCAACAAGTCGATGCTGGGCACGCAGGGCGCCGAGCCGGACAAGGGGATGAGGCCGCCCTGGATGGTAATAGACAGAGGAATGGCCCCCATGCGCGCGGCAACCTGCCTGGCATCCTGGCCCCCGATGCCCTGCTTGTAGATCATACGTCCCGGCAGCGCCGCGACGAGCTCGGGCGCGATGCCGGTGGCGGCGTCCGCAATCATTGAGTCGCCAAACAGCGAGATTGCTCCGTGCGCCGAGCTGGATTCGTTTTCCAATGCCTGCAGCCGGTCAGCCACATTTGGAACCACCGCGACCTTGTCGAGGCTGATGGGATATCCAACCCGACCGACGATCGCCACGCTTCTGGCGTTCGCGGGGATGGTCAGTTCATAGTCGACATAGTCAGTGGGGGTGCCAGTTCCATCTACTTCGTAACCGATGTATCCGGTCCCGTCGGCGCCCGTGTAGTAAACAGCAAGGGCCACCGCGGTCCCTTGGACACGGGTGGACGCCCTGAGCTTGTCACCAGGAGCCAACTCCATTCGCGCGTAGGTGAAGCTGGCATTGGTGATCGGGAGGCCGGTCGACTTGGAAATGTAGGCGCCGGTTACGGTGATGATCGGCTGATCCACCCAACCAGAAAGAGACGCGGCAATGCCATTGACCTGAGCTGCGCTCTCTTCGGCCGCGACAATGCGCTGCGCGGCGGAGTCGATCACCTTCCTCACTTCGAACTTCAACTGAGTGGGGAACGCGGTGTTGGTGCTGATGTAGACCTTCCTGGTGCCCGCGGGCAGGGTAAGAGCCTGGTTGATGTGTTCGAACGGCTCGTTCCCGGCGCCGCCAGGGAACTGCATGCCAAGGAAGGCGCCATTCCCATCGAAGTAGACAGCGAAGGCAACACCGGAGTGGTTCACGTAGCCGCTCGCCCTAATGGCGATTTCATACCCTGTGACGTCAAATCCTGCGTATTGGTACCCGGTCTGAGTGATCTCCAGTCCGTTGACCCGACTGCGTGCCTTGTTCGGACCTACGGCCGTGAAAGGAACTTCCACGAACTCGGAAAGTGAGACGTTCATCTCTCCGTTGTGCGCAGTCACCTGGGCGACCTCCGACTTGCTTGCCTTCTGCGCCAGGGTATCGTCGGCAATCTTCACCCACTGGGACCCGCTCCAGCTGTACTGGCCAACGGAGGGTACGAACCCCCCCTGCCCAACATATGCCCCCGGAATTGCCTGCAGCTCGGCGAAGGTGGCTTTGTAGATAGCGCTGGTCTGCTGTCCGCTGACCAAGCTGTCGACCTGATCCTGCAGCATGGCCTGCGTCGAGCTCAGCTGATCGGGCTGGACCGCCGTGTCCGCTTTGCCTCCCTGCGCCGCCGAGGCAAATGAGCCCGATTCCTGGAACGCCGCGCTGCCCAGCCCCTCTGCAACGTTCTCCAAGGCGCCGACCTTGAAGTCCAGCGATGCGATATCACCAGACTCATCCGCGCCAACTTTCAGCTGCAGCGCCTCGATCGCATCGTTGGCGTCGCCGTGCTGCTGCGAGTGCGTGCGCGCCATCGACTGGCTGCTATCCGGCCGTGGGTTGTCGAAGGCGTCGATGTCTTCGGGGAAACGAGTCGTCATGGGGATCTCCTATCGGTCGAACTCGTAGCCGACCAGGTTTATTGAAACGGATCCGGTCAGGAGCGCGATGATCCCGCCGAGTATGTTGGTGGCGCTCAGCAGCACGGTGAACTGCCGGTTTGCGTCCAGGGTTACGTCCAGCACCGGGCAGGAACCCGCGATGGCGGCGTACTGGTAGTTGGTCGGCGACGGCGCGCCCACCTCCGAGCGGGAGGTGTAAAGGGTGAAACTCGACGGGTTCAGCACCTGGACGATCGCGCGATTGGCGGTCAGCGGCAGCACGGCGGAGAGGTCGACGTTCTGCGGCGTTACGGCCACCAGGCCGGACAGCAGCGGGATCGGCACCGAGCCGGCAGCGCTGGCTGCGTCCAGCATCACGCGGTTGCCCATCTCGGCCGGCCGGGTGTGCTTCGCGGGCCGCAGCACGCCCGCTGCGTTAACCCGGCCCGAGGCCAGATAACGGCGTGTGAGGTCGCCGGTCTTGCAGCGCGCCGTGCCCAGGTAGGGAGCGGCCGGCGGCGTCGCGCTGGCCTCCAGCGCCAGCATGCCGTCAGCACCGGCGTAGGCGTACAGGTGGTAGAACGTGTTCGGCGTCGGGCTGGCCAAGGTCACCGATGCCATGCCGTCGCTGATGATGCGGCCGGTGCCCGGGACGTAGCACATGCCCGGCGACACGTTGATCGTCAGGCCGTTGCTGGCCACGGACACCTGCATGCCCCGGATCACGGAGATGGTGGGATCGAGGGCGGCCATCAGCTTGCGATGCTCCGGTCTGAGAAGCGGCGCCATTTCGTGCCTGTGGCCACCGTCGCGTCGTACCAGCACAGCTCGCGCCCACCGATCAGGTCGGTAATCGCGACGATCTGGAAATCGGCCACGCCGGTAAGCGCGTTGGCAGCGGCCAGCGTCATTGCCGGTGGCGGCGCACCGGCGACCGCAGCGCCGACGTCCGCCGCGGTGAGGTTCACGGTCCCGGTTTTGCCGTTGACCGACTGCACTGGTGCCGCGGGGGTCAGGAGTTGCGTCCAGTCGGCCATCGTGCCGGCCGTGCCGCCGTTGTGGATATAGTTCCGGCTCTGGTCCGTGCGGACGGCTACGTCGCCTTCCTGCGCGACCAACGCGAGCTGCGCGGCTTGGCTGTTGACCACGAAGGTCGAGGTGATCGCCAGCGCCGGCAGGTACTGCGTCGGAATCTTGCTCCCGGCGTCGAGCGGCGCGATGCCGCTGGCCGCCCCCTTCTGCGCAGCTATCCGTGCGTCTGCGCGCGCGTCCGCCCGGGCGTCGGTGAAGTAGCGGTTGCTGCTGCCCTCGGCCAGGTCGTCAGTGTCCGCCGAGGCCGTCGCCACCGTGCGCCCGTACTGGTCGATCGTGACCTTGACCAGCGCCTGGCCGTCGCCGAGGTCGACCACCTGTTCCAGCTGGAAGGACGTATCGCCATCCCGGCCGTTGCCGTTGATGACCTTGATGCCGCCGCCTGCCTGGAACGTGCGCTGCCGCCACTCGCCGTTGCCGATCTGCACGGGGTAACCGAAACCGGTCAGCAGGCTGAGTGCAAGCAGGGCGTGGGGCACGTTATCGATCGTCTCCCACGGCGTGCGGCCAGCCGGGCCGCCGCCGCCGAGGTCGGACATCTGCAGGACCTTCCCGTCGGGCCCGAACAGGTTCTTGCCCACGGTCGCGCCGTCCGTGGCGTCCCCGTTGATCTGGACCACGCGCCCGAGAGAGTCCTGCAGCTTGACCTTGCTCACGGCTGCGAGGCTCCCTGGTACTCGGTAACTACGGCTTGGCAGGCGCGGACATGGTCGTCGGCATCACGGCCGATTTGAACAAGAGCTGCCGCGACCTCTGCTCGTAGTTGGGCGTGCGCATCACGTTCGATGGAGCCGGCGACGGCTTCGGACAGGCGGCTGGTCTCGCAGGTTGCGAGGTCGTCGCGCAGCTGGAGAGAGCCATCGCGCACACCAGCAACAACAGCAGCAGGGACGGCCTGGGCCGCGGTGCGGTCTTCCTCATGCTTCGCTCCAATGGCGGCCAGTTTGTCGGCCTGGGTGTGTTCGGTGGCGCGCGTCTGGTTGACCTGCTCGACCACCGCGGCGCTGGTGCTGGCTTCCTGCCGGGCTTCAGCGCCATCAGCACGATCACCGCGCCATGCCCAGCCGGCACCAAACATGGCAGCCGACCAAGCCACGAAGGCCAGCACTGCGATCAGGGTGCGATTCATCCAGCAACCTCCGGGGGAATGACGGCGCCCAGCCCGCGGAGCGATGCCTCCAGCGACAGGACGCGCAGTCGCAAGCGGTGCGCCTCTTCTTGAGCAGCCATACGCAGCTTCATCTCGTCGGCCAACTGCTGGCCCAGCTTGATCTGGCTCGCCTCCAGGCCTTCCACGCGAGCAGTGAGGCCGGCGATCAGCGCGACACTTCCGTCGGATTCCGCCTTGTCCTGCTTGCGGCTCAGCACGGCGCCGATGAACTCGCGCGCGATCCACAGGGCGGCGGCGCCACCGGCGAGCCACCAGGGTGCGGTCGTCTCTTCCATCACGACACCGCCGAAACGGCAGCGCGGTAGTTGGCCGCCCAGCGGTCGCGGTGTGGCTTACCCGGGCGCCAGGCGTCGATGTACTGCGACCAAGCGCCGTCTTCATCTCCGATCGCCGGCAGCGCCTCCGGCAAGGTCCACAGCAGCAGCCGGGCGATGCCGGCGGCCAGAATGTCGTCGTGCTCGAGCGCGGCATACAGCGCGACCGGTGTGGGCATCACCCCACGGGCCAGGCACAGCCGCGTGGCGTCTTTGGCGCTGGCGTTGTGCCGCAGCACGCCTTTCACGCCACCGCCCTGCTCAAACTGCCACAGGCCCCGAGCTGGGCCGGGCTGCTGGCGGCGGTACTTCAGTCCCGATTCCTGCCCGGCGATTGCCAGGAGCAGCACGCGCGCGCGCGGAGAGTCGTACTTGGCCCCCAGCTCGGCGAGGGCCGGGATGATCACAGACCGCAGGGCCTGGGAAGGGGTCAGGGGCAAGGGAAGTTGGGACATGGCACACCTCGGCTGGATGCCGTTACGTTGCCTTCCGGGGGCCGGCGATCAATGGGCCTCGCACGGCTGCGGGCGTGTTCCGGCTAGAATCCGGGCTCAAACCAAGGAGATGGTTCGTGGCAATCAAGGCAAGGTTCTTCCAGATCAAGAACGACTACGACCTGGACCCGGGATCACTGATCCAACAGGGAAACGATTGGTGCATCAGGGCTGCAGTGGATGATCGCGGCCAAAAAGCACAGCTCACAATGTCCCTCACTGGGGAACAGATGGGGCAGTTCAATTACCTGCACAACTCTTCCCGCTGCGTAGCTCTGGACCCTGACCTGAAACTGGAGATCAGGGTGGATGGCATCGTTGAAGGCCCTGGAGGCCCGCCAGTCGGCTCCCTGGTCTGGTCCGTGGACGGTGCATCCCAGGCCATCTGCGCGAATGACGGGTTCTTCATGACCATGGCAGGCGTCCATTCCAAGGCGTTCTCCGGCCACCGCGCGTTCTTCGCGCGCAAGTGGAGCATCTGGATCGTTGGCGAAGACGGCAAGGACATCGGTGGCGGACCACTGGTCTCGGTCGATGCGTGACGATTGAGGCCCGGGAAACCGGGCCTTTCCTTTCCAAGGCGGGCGCCGGCTGGCCGGTGATACCATCCCGCTGCCCGGAATGGCCGGTTCAAGGAGGACCCATGCGTCGAAAGCTATTGGCGATTGCAATCGCATTTCTCCCCCCCAGCGTCACACAGGCTCAGGACAGCGGCTGGTCGAGACTCGGTGAAGCGATCGCGCATCGCGAGTCCCCTGCAGTAGATATCGTGGCGACCAGCCTCACTGGTCACGAGGCGAATCGTGCATACACCGACTGTCTGGAATCAAGAATCAACGATTTCGCCCAATCCGATCAGAACGCATACGCCATAGCCTCGGCTGCAAAGGGCGCGTGTTCCAATGCCAGACAGGTTTTCTACTCCGCGGTCTACAACGACATGCGGCAGAATTCTGGAAAGAACGCATCAGTTCGAGCAGCGAATTCGGTGATTGCCAGCTATGACGCCGATGTGGACAACCGGCTGCCCGGTCTCGCCATTACCGCAAAGAGGGGCGCGCCACCCGCTGCCGACCGATATGACCGGGTAGACAAGCTGAAAGCTCTTCTGGAACGCGGGGCGCTTACCCAGACCGAGTTCGATGCTGAGAAGGCGAAGGTGTTGGCTGAAGGCACAGCACCGTAGCCCCGCGCCCCGCCGAATGGCGGAGCCATACCGACCCTCAAACAGGAATGAGTATGACCGAACGAAAAGACAGGTTCCCGTGGGACAAGCACGCCGTGACCCCGGAGGCTGAAAAGCTGGTGGCACGTAACAGCGCTGAGCGTCACCTGAAGAAGGCCATGCCGGACCGGTGGTGGCACGACATGGCCTTCGGCTGGGGCGGAATGGCCATTCTGTTGCTGGTGGTCGCTTCAGTCCTCGGACTCGGCTGGTGGGTTCTGTCCAGCATCCTGCAGTAGGGCTGCTGCTTCCGCGATATCTGCATCGCCGCTGTTCGCGGCAATGCGTTTCAGGACATTCACCTGCGCCGGTAGGGCGGCCACAGGCAAATCCGTTGCCTTTGAAAGCCATTTCACCCAGCCAGGGTTGGTCATAAGGCGGGCGGCGAGATTGGAGCCGACTCCGCCCACGCCGAGCCACAGCGCCGGCGTGAGATTGCCCGTCATGATCGAGCCTCCCAGCGACCCCCAGTATGCGAACTGCGCGCCCTGCCGAGCAGTGCCGGATGGGTTCGCCAAGGCCTGACCACCTTCCTTGATCCGCTCAGCTACCGTGGCGATTTTGTCCAGATCACGGCTGAAGCCTGGCCCGAAGCGATCGAACATGGCCCGACGGGCTTCCGGACTCGTTCGGTTCCAGTTGGTGAGGAACGTCGCCGCGCTGAACGCCTCGCCGGCGGCGTCCTGCGCGCCAGGATTGGCCATTCCCATGCGGCGAAGCGCCGCGGCGGTAACGGCCTTCTGCCCATCCTCCGGTAGCGACTGCATTACCGCCCTCAGCGTCGAGCCGCCGTCGCGCGTCCCCGCCATCACCGCCTGATAGATTTTCTCAGGACCGCCGTTTCGGTCGATGACACGGTCGATCTCGTCGATGCGTTTGGAGCGGGCATTGAAGTAGCGGTTTGCCCGGTCCAGTGCCTGCTTCGCTTCCGGGGTGGATGCGGCCTCTTCCATGTCCCGGCTGAGTGCGCCGTACACCGCCTTCCACTTACTGCGGGGGACATCGGCCACGAGAGATGTGCTCTCCAGCTCGTTGCCGACCAGCGTGCGCAGCTTCTGGACCGCCTGATACGGCAGCTTGCCGCCGGATGCCTGCGCTGCGCTCTGCAGTTGGTCGATCGTCGCCTCCAGCTCCCTCGCCTGCGAGGCCCGCCCGCGGGAGACGTCGACCGCCTCCGCCGCTGCTTCAGCGCCTTCTTGCGCGCGCGGGACCGAGGGGGAATGGCGCCCCGGGATACGCGGCTGCCCGCTCACCGGATAGAAGCGGTCGGTCAGGTTGGCCTGGTCATTGGCGAAGGCCGAGAATCGGCCGGCGTCCTGGGTAGCTGCATCACGGGATGCATAGAGGCGATCCAACTGTCCCAGTGCGTCATCGAGCGTGCGCTGGGCATCGGTCGGGATGGCCAGGTCTTTCTCGAGCGCCTGCTGGATGCCCGTGATCCGCGAGTTGCGGAACAGGTTCGACGTGTTCGGCGCGCCGGGGATGCCTGCGTCGAGATCGGACAGGACCTGCCGGACATTGGCCACATCAACCCGGCTATCCTGCGGGATCAGTTCGTCGAGCCTGCTGTATAGCTGGTTGGCGCGATCTCGAGAGGTCTGAATGAACCCGTTCTCCCCCCGGATGCCCTGCTCGATTGCTCGGCCGGCACGTTCAGCGCTGGGGTTGCGGAAAAGGCCATCCGCCTGCGTCTGCAGGCCGGTGCCGATCGCATCCGCCTGTCGGTCCGCAAAGCGAGCCATCACGCCAGCGCTCGTGGGGCCCGATCCCAGCAGCGATTCGGCACCTTGCCGCGACCACGTGCCCGTGCCTTGACCCACCGATGGCGTGGCGCCGAGCACGTCGAAGTCTTCAATGGCCTGGGCCAGCGCCTGCCTGTTGGATTCTCCGCCGCGCACCGTCCCGCGCAATGCCGCCGGCGCGCCTGCAGTGATCGCGGCCGGCGTCAGCCCCCCCAGCACGCCAGCCAAGATTTGACCACCAGCGCCCGCCCCGTTCTCGCGCGCGATGCCGCTTGCACCTGCACCGGTGGTTGCGCTCAATGCCTGCAGAAGAGGCTGTGCGGTGAGCAGGTCAGCGCCGCGCTGCGCTACAGTTGGTGCGTTGCCGGCAACCTCGTCCAAGACACCGCCGGCCGCTGCCCGTGTCGGATTGATCAGCGCGCCTTGTCCTGCCGCCAAGGAAGCTGCTGGCCGACCGGCGTTGATGACACCACCCGCGCCCAGCGTCAGCCCGGTACCGGTCAGCGCCTCGCCGATGTCACCGAGCACTCGGTCACCGGACGTCTGTGCCTGCGGCAGCCCCAAAACGTCAGCCAGGCGGGCGGCGTTGTCCCGGAAGGATGCGACCGGGCGTCCGGTGATCTTCGTCTCCAGTGCGCCGAGCGCGTCGCCGCCGAAGGCACCGATCAGACCACCAGCACCCTGCAGCACAGAGCGGGCACCGAACAGCGCATCCCGCAGCGGGCCGGCCTTCCAGCCGTCCGCCTGCCGGCCGCTGGCGGTACTGTCCACCGTAGCGGTGACACCGGAGAAATCCGGCGGAGCGGCCTGCACGGTCGGCAGGTCCGTGATCGGCAGATCGCCGCCTCCGAACTGGCGCTGCAGGACTGCATTGATCTCGTCATCGGCCATCCCATCGGGGAACTCGGCGATGCTGCCATCGGGCAGCTCTACTTCGATCGGCATTACTCGATCCTCCCGGTAGCCGGGTTGAACCGGCGGCGCGCTGGCACGGACGGCGCAGCAGCCGGTGCGCTGAAGGCTTCTACCGCATTGCGGGCGCCGGCTGGTTGGTATCCGGACAGCTCCAGGAAGCTGCGGAGCTTGCGCGCCTGCACTTCTGGCGGATCAAGATAGGTGGGCATCTGTGCGGTCGACGTTTCGCGGTCGGCGTTGGTGATCATTCCGGTGGGATTCTCGTACGCGGCCCACGCAGCACCCGCGCCCTGTGAGTAGGACAAGATATCGGCGTTGCTTACCTCGCCAAGCAGCTGGCCACCCGGCAGCTTTCCGAGCGTGCGCGCGGCCCCGCCCTGAACGAACCGACCGCCTCGCTGCTCGATGAGCTCGCCGATTTGACCAGCGTCCATCTTGCGCAGCTGCTCCATGGGCGTTCCCGTCAGGGCGGACGCGTACTCGAGCAGATTCCGCTGGACCCCTTGCACGGCCACGCGCTGGCGCGGGTTGAGATCGCTGCCTGCCGCTTCTGCCCCGCCGCCAGCCGCCTTGTCAGCCGGTCCGCCCGGAATCGCCTGTAGGTTGCCGCTGGCATCCCAGCGATAGCCCGAGGGTGCCTTGCCGCCAGCCGTGGATCCGCCACCCATCACCCCAGCCAGATCGAGCTGTGCGGCCTGCCGCGTGCGCGCTGCAGAAGCGCGGGCGCTGTCCGCGCTGGCGTAGGCAGCGGCGGAGCGCGCAGCGTCGGCGGCGATGCCGGCGCGGCCCTGCTCCGTGGTGCTGATCCCGCCCCCACCTGGCAGCAGCCGGTTCGTGATGAGGTTCTGCCCTTGAATGGAGGCAAGGTCCACCGGCCCGTTGGCCACGCCCATCAGGTTGGCGTTGGAGCTGCCCCAGTCGCCGGCCAGTGCGCGCGCCACAGCATCGCCGCGGAAGCCCTGCTCTTGGACGTCGCCCTGGTAGCCGCTGATCTGCGCCGGATTGAAGCCGCCGCGCAGCGCGGTCGACAGCAGTCCTGCTTGCTCGGGCGCCACGCCTGCGCCGGTCAGGCTCTCCTGCAGCTGCTCGCGGGCCATGGCCTCGTCGCGCTTGATCTGAGCGCCAGCCAGCAGCGATGCGAGCTGCGCCGCGCGCCCCTGCCCCTGCTGGTAGGCCCGTTCGTTTCGATCCCCGCCGCCGGCGAATGCCTCGCCCAGTGCGGCCCATCCGTTCGTCGCCATGTCAGCGCCCCCAACCTTGTGGATTCTTGTACCAAGTCCCCGCCTCGCTGCCGAAGCCGCCGAGCGAACCCGAACTGTTGCCGGCACCCGCAGCGCCACCGCTCGATGACATGCCGCGCGCCACGCCTTGTGCCGCCTGCCCCGCAGCGGAGAGCCAGGGGTTCGCACGGATCGACTGCAGTTGCAACTGGGCCAGGTAGTCGTCGCTGCTCGCCCGGCGGCCGATCAACCCGAGCTGCGAGGCAAGGTTCCCGCTCTGCAGCGCCTCACGGCGGCGCATCTGCTGAGGGGCGTCGATGCGTGCCATCAGGTTCGCTGCCGTGCTGCCGTAGTCGCTGATCCCGAGCGCGGCATCGTTTGCCGCGGTCCGGTAGGAATCACTGACCGCGCCCGACTGGCGCAGGCCGTTGGTGGCCGCCATCTGAGCGGCCTGGGCCTGATCCAGGAAGCTGCGCTCCACTCCAGCGCGCTCGCGGCTGCCATCGTTCGTTGCGCGCTGGGTCAGCAACTCATTGACCGCAGCATCGGCCCGGTCTTGGTTGGCGGCCTGAGTGCGGATTTGCTGCGCCAAGCGGTCGTCCCGCTTGCTGTCCGCCTTGTGCTGCGTGTACTGCTGCGTCGCCGCGCCAACGATGGCGATCGCGGTGGCTACCCACGTCATGGCTGTGCCTCCAGTTCCAGCGGTTCGTCGTCGGGCATGATCACCAGCGCCTCGATCCGCTCAAGATCGGTTTCGTCCGTGAGGTGGACGGTTACCAGTTCGCTCGGCGCGTGCGCGTAGATCGCGCGCTTCATGCCGGCCGGCGAGTCGATGATGTGCATGCCCTGCAGCTCCACCATGCCCTGCGCGGTGCGGATGGTGACGTGTCCGGAGACGATGAGCGCGTGGCGGAAGCGGTGACGCTTACCCACCACGAGCGTACCGGCCGCCATGGTCATCTTCCGCAGGTACTGCCCCGGCAGGAACACGTGCTGCACCGGCAGCTCTTCCTGCGGCAGCTGTGCGCATAGGTGCTGCAGGCGCAGGATGTCGGCCAGGGATGGCTGGCTGACCGGCGCCGTCATGGCGCCGAGCACGTCGGGGAGCTCAGCGGTCGCGCTCATCGAGCACCGCCGTAGCCGAACCCGGGCTGATACAGGGTGTTGTACACGTCACGGAAGCCGCGGCGGTCCGCTGCAGACTCACGGCTGCGCGTGTAGACGTCCGCAAGGCCGCCGAAGATGTCGCCCAGGGCATCGGCGCGAATCCGCCCTTGTGCGGACTGCAGGTTGTTCTGCAGCGCGCTCGCGGACTGGCTGGCACCGCTGGTCAGGCTCATGCCACCGGCCACCTGCGAAATCAGGTTCTGCCGGGACGTTTCGTCTGCCGACTGTAGGTCGGCCAGCGCCCCCTGCGCCAGGCGTTCAGAGCTGAGCACGCCGCGTTGGTAGTCCTCGCCGAGCCGTCGGTTTGCATCCACGGTGGCCGAACCGCCGGTCTGCCCGTTGCGTGCCATGGCGAATTTCAGGCTCCGATCGGCCTGGCTCTTCTGGCGCCCGAGCTCGTCACCGTAGAACTGGCGCGTGGCGCCGAGGAAGTCATCCAGCCCGGCCTGCCGCGTTGGCGAGCTGTACATGTCGTTGATCTGGCCGACGGCGCGGTTGATGTTGGTGGTGCGCCACCCTTCGGTCTGTGCGGCCGCGTTGGCCGCCTTGCTCCCGCTACTGCTGCCCATCAGGCACCTCGGACTCGTGAAAAGTGGGCGATGTCCTCGCCGTTGGCGCCGTGCTGCCGCCAGACCCCGTCCTGCTCCAGGCCCAGCGAGCGGACGAACCATTCGATTGCCTTGCCGCGGCTGGCCAGCGCGTTGACCTGGATCCGGCGCGCGCCGTTGGCGAACAGCTGGTCGATCAGCCAGCGGCTGGCCTTCGTCATCGCGCGCCACTGCTCGTGCCAGCCTTCGTCGGTACCGACCATCCATGATTGCCAGATGCCCTGGCCGACGTACTCGAAGCCGCCGGCCGCAGCGGGCGTGCCGTCGGCGCGAAGCACCGTGACGGCGTAAGGCGCCGAAGTCGCCCACATGTTCACCAGCGCGTGCGCGGCGGTGTCCGGGTTGTAGGTGCTGCCACCCAGCACGGCGAGGAACTGCTGCTGCTCTTCCTCGCGGAGACAGTCGGCCAGCACCACCAGGTGCAGTGGCCGACAGGGGACGATATTGCGGGGGAGACGGGGGGAAATCATGCCGAAATGCTGACTTCCCCCGCCCCCTGATCAATGGTCACGTCATGGGCCGGAAGTCTTGTAGGTAAAGGCCAAACGCATTCCACTGCCATGCCTCGGTGCCGTCGTAGACCAGACGCACAGCGAACGATGGGCCGGCCAGCGGCATCGGAATCGGGCCACCGGTCAGCGTGTCCGGGTTGACCTCATACGGGGCGGTGAACGCGCCGCCGTTGGTCTGATCGAACCCCACCTGCACCTTCACCTTGCCCTGCCCGACGACCTCGAAGCCGTAGAGCATCTTCGTGACGCCCGGCTGCCCGAAGTCCAGCCATGGCCACTGGATGACGCCCTCAAACGGCGTGGTCACACCCTGGCTCACCTCGTCGCCGATCGCACCATCCTCCATCCGGTAGATGCGGTCTGCCGACCGCAGGTGCAGCGAATCGCCCTGGATCGCCCAGGCCGAGACCTCGAACGGGAACAGGTAGCGCGACCAAGCGCCCACCTGGCCGATCTGGGTCATCGTGTAGACGAAGACCTCGGTCTTGCCGGCCTTGGCGAACATCAGCCAGTACTGCCCAGCGGCAGGGTAGTACAGCGCCCGCGGCACCACTGAGGGATCGGCCAGCCACGCCTGCACGAGCACGTCCACCGGCATGCCCACATCGCCCGCCTGGAAGTTGGTACTGCTCGCGGCGATGCCGACCGTGCGCACGCCCTGGCTGCTCAGGAACAGCAGGTCATTGCTGACCGCGGCGATAGCGCGGTGCTGCGTGCTGCCCATCGGCAGCGCATCCAGCAGCGCCATGCTGGCCGGGTCCTCGTCGACCTGCCAGAGCTGGAAGGCCTCAGCGTTGAAGGGGATCAGGTTGCCGCGGTAGAGGCCCATGGCCGCGACCGGGTTTGCCCCGTAATTTTGCAGGCCCGTCGGCAGGAAGCCGGCGTCATCCGCCGACGACCAGTCCTTCGGCGCGACGGTCGCGCTGTAGCGCACGGTGTCCCCGTCCGCGGCGAACACCTTGGATGCGGCGATCACGACCACCTTGCTGTTCGGGCAGTTCGGGTCCTCGATGCGGCGGCTCACCGCCTGCCACGTCACGGTGCCGTCGGTCACGGTGCCGCCCACGCTGGTGGGCCACGCCGGCTCGCTGCCCGCGCTGACGTACAGCGGTGCCGCCTGCCAGGTCACGCGCGTGATCGCCACCGCCTCCCAAGTCACGCCGCCGTCGACCACGCGCTTGCCCAGCAGGTTCGGCCAGGCAGGCTCAGCACCAGCGGTGTGCGCCGAGGTCGCCTGCACTGCCTGATAGACCAGGCCCGCCGGAAGGCCGTTAACCGCGCCGGAGACGGTCAGGTTGTCACCGAAAGTCAGGTGGTTGTGATCGGCCACCGACCAGAGCGCGACCACTGCGCGCGCGTAGGCGGCGCCTGCGGGCTTGGGCGAAACGACCGTGGACGTTGCCAGGCCGCTGGTGATCATGTTGCCCTGGGTGTAGGACACCATCACGTCTTCTTTGCTGTACCAGCGCACCTCGCACCAGCCGCGCGTCGCACCGGCCACCGCAGCGCCCTGCTCGATCTGGCAGCTCGCGGTGAGGTTGCCGCCATCCGGCACCACGAAGATCGCCTTGTTGATCGCTGCGCCGTCGCTGATGCTGCCCGGCAGTTGCAGTCGCCCCGCAGTGATCTCCGCTCCGCCCTCAATGTCCCAGCCGGTGCTGCCGCCGCTGAAATTGCCATTGATGGGGGCGGTGGCGGTGGGCGACGGCAGATTCACGGGCCGGATCAGGTCACCGGTAGCTGTCAGGCGCCCGCCCGACCAGACCGGCACCGAGCCGCCCGCAGTGCCGCTGCCGGCGCTGGCATAGGGGTTCTCGATCGCAACGTCTTCATTGACGATCGCGCCTGCGTCGGTCGGCCAGTTGGGCTCTGTGTTGCCCGATCGCGCACCATTGCTGCTCACGCTGGTCACCGTGTACCGGTACCCGTTCGCTGTGGTCGGCACGACGATGTCACCCGCTGTGCGCGTTGCATAGGCCTCCCATGTCCCATGCCCTGAGCCGGTGTCGAGCAGCCGGTACGCCAGGCCGTTGGCCACCGTCGGGCTCACCAGCGCGCCCGGTAGGTAGGTCGTGCCGGCCGCCCACGGCTTTCCCTCTTCGAGCCAGTAGTGATAGGTCGAGCCGTCGGAGAACTCGGCTACCACGTACAGGTAGCCCAGGAACGGCAGCGAGAAGTGGATTTCCCGCAGCGTCGCCGCGCCGTTGCTGGGGTGCTTCAGCACCACCACAGAGTAGCCCGGACCCGGCGGCATGACTGCGTCGGCGAAGACCACGAATGCGCCGCGGAACGACGTCAGCCCCACGGTACCCGGCGGCAAGGTCAGCGGCAGGCGCGCGCCCGGGCGCATGCGGATGGTGCGCGCGGCGGTGACGTACCCGTTGACCAGGTCGAACAGCGCATCTTCGGACGCGCCGCCCTTGTCGCGCAGCCGGGTGATGCCGGCCTTTACAGCGGAAAGGTACTGAGCTCGCATCGATCAGGTCTCCGGCCAGCCGCCGACGGGGATCGGACGACGCGCAGGCGGCACCTGCTGCGTGCCCGGGATGTAGCGGCGGGTGCCATGCGCGCCGGCGATCAGCTGCCGCACGTAGGACTGCGCCTGCTGCATGTAGTTGCCGGCGTCCGGCTGGCGGTAGTGCGCCTTCGCGTTGGCCAGGGCGTGCAGAAACACCGCCCGGCTGCTCAGGGTCAGCATGTCGTCGTCAGCATTGAGCCATTTCAGCCCCAGATGGCCGCGCAGCTTGATGACGTATTCGCGGTCCGGCACCGGGAAAATCTCGATCGCCGCGGTCACCTGGTAATAGGCCGGCTTGCGCAGCGAGTCGCTGGTGTAGAGCATCGGGTCGATGCCGGCGATCAGCGGGGACCACTGGTCATCCTCCAGGATCCCAGCCCAGGTGATGCGCCGGAAGTCGAGGTACTGGTCCAGGTCCAGCGGCACGTCGTACAGGTTGGCGCCGGGCACGCAGCTGATCGTCCACCACCGCTCCGTGCGCAGATCGCTGTACTGCTGGTACAGCTGGTCCTGAGCGTCGCGGATGATGCTGTTGACCATCGCGTCCAGGTCGAACGGCCGCCGCTGGGCCATCTCCTGCAGGCGGCCGTAATAGGCTTCCGCGTCCTTCTGCCCGTACTTCGCCTTCGCGTCGGCGATGGCCTGCATCTCCACGGCCACGCCATCGATCAGGGTCTTGTCTTCCGGCTCCAACAGCGGTGCGCTGCCGTCGTCGTACCGGTCCATCGCGTAACGCTGCAGCAGCGAGTCCTGCGCGGTGTTGATGATTTGGTCGATGTCGCCCGACTTGGCCACGCTGCTGATGTAGCCGGCCAGCTGGTCGTAGTAGGCCTTCGCATCCGGCAGCCCGTGGTGGGCCTTGCCATTGGCCAGCGCCAGCAGGAAGACTGCCCAGGGGTCGAGCGTAGTCAGGTCGTCGTCCTCGCCGAAAGGCTGCAACGCGGTACCCACGCCGAGGCGGTACTGGTGCTGCAGGGCTTCCTGCGCCTCGGTGAGGAAGTTGGTCAGCAGCTCCTTCATGCCGGGCGGCCAGGCGCCTTCAGCGACCTGAGCGGAGAAGCCCAGGCGGCGCAGGAGATCGGACCTGAGGGCTTTCATAGTGCGCGGCACCGGCTCGCCCACGTAGTTGAACCCGAGCGAGGTGGCCACCGCGGTGCGCAGCTGGGCAAAGGTCCGCTGCACCTTCACCGGCGCCACGACGAACCCCAGCCGAAGGATTACCTCTTCCCTGCACTTCTTCAGCGACCACTCAACGCCGATGGAACCCATGTCCACCTGGCCGGTGTCGTACTTGATCGGAGCGTCGTAGCCCAGCGGGCTGTCGTAGACGTTGCCGCCGTTCACCATGATCGGTGCGTTATTTCCGCCCATACCTACCTCCAGAAAGAAAAACGGCCGACCGAGTTGCCCCGGCCGGCCGCCAGCCCGCCGCCAGCGGACTTACTCGGTGTCGCTGCCCTGGTCGCCCAGCGCCGCGCTGATGGCGTCGATGACGCCCTTGCGGTTCTTGCCGGCCTTCTCGATCTCGGCCAATTCGTGCAGCTCTTCGTCGGTCAGGGTGTCGAGCCCTTCCTTGATCTCGTCGACGGTCTTGCCGGCGAGGGTCTGCAGCTCGGTGACCTGCTCGCCCTCGTCTTCGTCCTGATCGTCGTCTTCGTTCTCGACCGCTTCGTCCTTGGCGGCCGCGATGCTGCTGGCCACCGCCTTGGTGAAGTCCTGCTTGTTGCGGTAGGCGTACTTCAGGGCTTCGGCACCTTCCGGGGTGCGGCCGTACTTGTTTTCCAGCCCCGCGAAGACTTCGTGCTCGTCGAAGTTCTTGACCTCGACCGATTCGCGCTTGACCTCGCTGATGGTCTCCGGCGGGTACAGCTCCTCCAGGATCGGCAGCTCGTAGTCGAAGGCCTGGACGGGCAGCTTGGTGGTTGCGTCGCGGTCAATGACCAGGGTCAGCAACAAGAGATTGACGGTCTTGGCCATTACTGGATGCCCTCCAGGGTGATCGGCGCCGTCGCGGCGGTGCCAGTGCGGATGAAGTCCGGCAGGTCGGCGATTTCGACCACCGGGGCCAGGTTGGCCGACGCGCTCAGCACGGTGAACCAGCCCGAGCTGCCCGCTGCGGGGGTGCTGCCGTCGGCCGGTGCTTCGTGGCCCTGCAACAGCACGCCGGTGGTCACGGCAGTATTGGCGCCCAGGTTGGCCAGGCCCTCGCGGCCCCAGCCGCCCAGCAGCGGGGTCTTGTTAAGCTTGACGATGGTGCCCCCGGTCGGGAGCGTCTTCACGTTCGGCATTTCAGGTCTCCTGCCGGCGAGGAACATCCCCGCCGGCCTTGGTGGGGTCAGGCGATCGAGAAGACCGCGTTGCTGTTGCGCTTCTTCATGGTCAGACCGTAGTGCGCGGTCATGCCGAAGTAGTGCGTGTGGCGGTCGTACACGCGCGGCGGCGTGCGGCGGATCATCCAGCGGCCCTTCACCGGGCGCAGCTTGAAGGTCTTGCTGTTGAGGAAGTAGCCGCGCTTCTTCCACGGCACCGGCAGCGTACCCTGCAGGTCGTCGAGCGCGTCGAAGGTCGGGTCCCAAACAACGAGCACGTTCTTGAACCGCAGTTCCTTCGTGGTCGGGTCCAGTGTCACGCCGCCGCCGCTGCCGGAGGGGCCGATGGTGATCTGGCGGCCCATGACCTTCAGTGCATCGGCTTGGAGTGCGTCGTACATCTCCGACCCCATCGGAATGAAGTCCGGCGCGCCCTGCTTGCCGTAGGCGATGGTCTTGCGCCACAGGGTTTCCAGATGCGAAATCAGGTTCCCGGCGGTGGTCGTGCTGATGCCGATGTCAGCGAAGTTGCGCCAGTAGGTGGTCGCCGCTGCGTCGATACCGCCGATGGTGCCCACGTTCGGCGTGGTGCTGACCAGCGCGTCCAGGCCCGGAACTGCCTTCGGGTTGGTCGAGCCGTCCAGATGGACCTCGATGTCCCAGTTTTCCTGGAAGCCATCCTTCAGCGTGGTCCAGTTCTCGTCCAGCATATTCACGATCTGAATCTTCTCGGCTTCGCTCATGACCGCGTTGCGGTCATCGGTCAGGATGATGCCGTTGTTGGCCAGCTCGGTTTCGTTGAGCGTGAAGCCGTCGAAGGCCTCGTACGCCTGGAACGGTGCCAGCCGGGTGGTCTTCTTGCGGTTGTAGGTGACCTGGTCGTCACCGCTGTAGTTCTGGTAGTTCGAGTCGTTGGTGTAGCGAATCTTCTCGTTGAAGACACCATTGCCGAAGACGGAGTCCTGGCGGTTGCGCAGCAGCCAGTCGGCGAACGGGCGCTGGGTGGTGAACTGATCGATGGGATCGTTGGTGGCGTAGGACTGCATCTGGGTATTGGCACCAGACAGCAGCTGTGCGGCGGTAAGCGGCATAGAAGAAACCTCGGAAGGAAAGGGCCGACCCGTAGGGGCCGAGGGTCTTTCCGCGTTCCGAGGGCGCGAGGCTCGTTACAGCGCTACCGGCGGCGAACCCGGCTTACGTCACACGCGGGGCGGCTGGTGTGCCGCTCGGTGGTCAAGATGCCAGCGCTGGGCGACGCGTCAATGGGCGAATCGCCGGGTAAACTCGCCGAGCCGGGGCAAGCCGGCTTTATCAACAACAGGGGCAATGGAATGAGTATTCCCGCAAAAGCACTTTTTGCAGCAGATGCCAGCCAAATTCCGGCCGGAGCCTTCTATACCGCTGGCGGAACCTGGTACCTATCCGTCGATGCCAATCAGGGCAACCACGGCGGCATGTCCGCTGTCGTCCTTACCGGACAAGGTAAAGGCGGCTTCGTCCCACAGTCCTATGGCACTGGTACGTACATCGGCGGCGACTACTTCGTCGACATCCGGGTGGACAATCTCGAAGCAACTGCCTCTGCCGATGCGCCTTGGCTCCCGGCTCTGCTTTTGGGGTCGGAGCTGACCATTTTCGCAAGGCAGTTCGGTGCGGACCGTTTGTTTACGCTTGCTGGGATGGCTTCTCAAGGTGCAGGCGTTGCCTACGACCGCCGCAGGTTTGTGCGGTGGGAGGGTTGGCTTTGCCACAATGACGGCAGGACGATTGGCGAAGCACCGCTCTTCACTGTCGAAGCCGAATAAAAAAAGGGGCCGAAAGGCCCCTTCTTTGTTACTGACCGAGCAGGCGGGCCTGTTGAACACCCAGCTCGAAAGCGTTCTCCGGCGTGACCTTCGGCGCGAGCGGCGCACCACCGGCCGGGCGCGTCGGGTTGTTCGGCGCACGCGGCGGTGCTGCAGCGGGCGGCGCGGCCACGGCGCCAGCCGGGAGCCGCAGGTAGGCGTTGTGGATGGCCTGCTTCCACTGGCTCGGCGGCAGTGACTGCTGGATAACCTCGATGGCCGGGGTGAGCAGCGGCATCTTCTGGTCGAACAGCGGATCGCTGGCGCGCAGGCCGAGGCCCAGCTCCTTCACCGAGGCGATGCCCTGATCGTATTCCTGATCCTGCTGCACGCGCTGCTGCTGGGTCTGCACGTGGGTCTGCTGCAGGGCGCCAGCTTGGCGGTGCTGGACCAGCTCCAGAGCCACGTCGCGGGTGATGTCGCCCGAGGCAACCCGCGTGGCCAGGTCGGAATGCGCGGCGATCGGGTCGAAGCCAGGCGCCTCACGGCCCAGCTGCTTGCCCAGCCACTGCAGCTCGCCCTGCATGCGGTCGTAGGCCTCGCCCATGCGGGCCGGATCGCCGGAGTTGATGTCCGACAGGTAGCGCAGCGCGCCGCCGAACTGCTCGGGGCTGGCCCCGGTGCTTTCCACCGTCTGCTCCCACTGGCTGACGCGATCGCGGAAGCCGCTGGCTTCTTCCAGTCGCTGGTTGAGTTCGCGGAAGCGCTCGGCCGCGCGGTCCTTCAGGCCCAGCTGCTGCACTTCCTCGTCGACGGTCGGCGGCTTGGCTGTCGGCGCATCTGCCGGCGGCGCGGCTGGTGCACCTGCAGGCGGAGCTGCTGGGTCGACCGGCGGCTGGCCATCGGCGGGAGGTGCTGCCGGATCAGCGCCATCGGGGGCATCGGCGTCCGGCGGCAGCGCATCCTCCTGGGCTTCCTGTGCGCGTGCTGCTTCGACGCCCGCAGTGAAGGCATCAACCTGTGGGGCCTCGGGCTGCGACGGCGACTCAGCGGCGGCGGGAGCGCCCTGCGTGTCGATCGGGGTGGTGTCCGGCGCGGCCGGAGTCTTCTGGTCTTCGATAGTCATGGTGGAACCTCAGTTGGCGGCGGGGTGGCGGTGCTGGTGATCGTCAGCGCGCCCGGAAGGCGAGCACGCGCTTGATGGCTACAGTCAGAGGGTGGCGGCGCACGATCAGAAGCTCGTCGGCTTGGCCACAGCACGGGTCAATGCCATCAGGCCCGTCTGGAAGTCGGTCTTGGCGATCGCGGCCCAGCGGAAGCACTCGCTGCCGGTGGCGGAGCTGCTGGCGTTCGCCTCGTTGACCTTCGCGACAAGGTCGTCCAGCTCCTGGCCCTTGGCCTTGATCTGGTTCATCAGGTCGATCTCGGCTTGGGTCAGCTCGCGGTAGCCGGTGATCTTGCGGTGTTGGTTATCCATCAGGTTGCTCCTGTCAGGTCAGAGGGGTGGTGCGACGGGGCCGGCAATCGGCGTCGGCGCGGGTGCCGGCTCTGCCGGCGGGGGAAGGGGCTGCTGCGGGTCGCCCATCGGCAGGCCACCCACGGCCGGGGCAGCGCCAGGCAGCGGCATGGCACCCATGGCGGGCACCTGCGGGATGAAGGAATAGGCGTCGATCGAGGTGTCACCGGTGCGCTCGATGGTTTCGACCATGAGCTGCTCCAGGCTGTTCGCGATATCCAGCGGTGTGGCACCGCGCATCTGGCCGATGGTGACCACGGCTTCCTGCAGCTGCGGCAGGATGGCGCCCCACTGCTGCCGGCGCAGGTTCGAAGCCGGGCGGCCGGAGCTACCCGCGCGGATATCGACTGACACCAGAGCGGACACCAGGCTCGGCAGCGGTGCGTTGAACCACAGCGCCTCAGGGCCGGCGATCTCTGCGGCTTCATCCGGCGACAGGCCGGCGGGCGACATGGCTACCTCGGCGGTGAACTTGGCCACGTCGCCGAGCAGGTCGTCCAGGCTGTCGCGGCTGTAGCCCAGCCGGGACTCGGTGCCCTGCTGCTGGATATCGGCCTCGGTGGCCGTTTTCGCGGTCTGGATGCTGGAGGACAGCGCCTCCTGGATGCCCCAGATCAGTTCCAGCTCGGAGCGGATCGGCGCGGTGTCATACAGCGCCCCGTCGATCTGGTTGTACTGAATCGGGAACAGCACTTCTCGCGAGCCCTGCCCTTTCAGGTCGAGGCCCACCATCTCGCTGGTGGTGGCGCCTTCCAGCTTCAGCGCGTCTTCCACTTCCAGCGCGCCGCGGTCGAACCCCATCTTCGGGATCGCGCGGCGGCGATGCTCGCGGTAGTTGGTGCGCGTGCGGTTGTACTCGTCCAGCAGCGAGCGCGAGCGGTCCACCAGGGACTGCGGATGCCGTTCTCCATCCACCCACAGGGGCGCCCACTGGAAGAACGGATAGAAGCGCGTGCTGGCCTGGTCAGGCTGGAACGGCGCGCGCAGGTAGCGGCGCAGACCCGGGGTGACCGTGTGGATCATGCCGGTGCGGCGATCCCAGATTTCCCAGACGCACAGGAACCGCGGACCGCTGTCGCTGCCCTGCCCGGCCGCCGTTGCGTTGCGGAACACGTCGGCGTCGGACTCGCTCATGCCTTCCTGCACCGTGGCGAAGGGCGCCGGCTCCCGCCCGCGCTTGGCGTGGTAGAAGGCCTCAGCCTTGCCCAGCTCTTCCCGCAACTCCGGGTAGGCGGCCAGTCCGTCCTCGTATGGCAGGAAGGTGCGGTGTGCGATCCAAGGCGCGACGGTGTAGTCCTTCAGCGTGGCCACGTCCATGGACACCTGGATGTCCTCACCACGCACGAAGTCGGCGACCAGTCCGTTGAACACCACCTGCTCGACCTGCCCTTCCAGCGCCTGCAGCTGCTGGTTGTACTGGGCACGCAGCAGGTCGGGATTGGCGGCGGAACCTTCGGCCAGCTCGGCCTCGATTGATGCGACCGCCTGCAGCTTCTTCCGCAGGTCGTCGATGCGCTGCTCGGTCATCGGGTCGCGCTCGGTCTCCCGGTGCCAGGCCACTTTGACCCAGCCTATGCCGATGCTCAGGCCCGAGCGGACCATGGCGTCCATGCTGTGTTTCAGGCGCCCTTTGCGCCACAGCGAGGCGATGACGATCTCCAGGGTGCGGCCCACTTCCTTGGCCTGCTTCACGCGACTGGACCCCACCGACTCGGCAGGCACCACGGCCGGTTCCGGGTCGCGCGCGTACAGGAAGGACGTCAGCAGGTTCACGTAGGTGCCGGCGATGGGCACGGACACGTTGTACGCCTCGTCGACCAGGTTCCGGCAGTAGCGGCGGTCCAGCGCGTAGCCCTTGCGGGCGTCACAGTCGAAGTCGCGCGACTCCTTCAGCAGCTTGTGCCAGTTGGCAACATCGGCCTCTTCCTGCAGCAGCGCCTGGGCCTCCGCTTCACGTTCGGCATCGGCGGCATCCTGGGCCGCCATGGCATCCATCAGGCCGTCGGCGGGCAGCATGGTCACAGGGCATTTCTCCTACGGTCGGCGAGTGAGGGCTGGTCGGAGGACTCCAACCACTGGCGGCTATAGGGCCGCACCCCAGAACTTCGTTCAATGGAAGGCTTCCGCCCGTCACGGATGTTGTCGAGCGCTCGGCCAATGAGCCCGCACACGTCCACCCCATCGTCTTGCCCGCCCGGCAACCCGTTGAAGGCCACCAGCTGATCAACCAGCCGGTTTGCCCAGGCCTTCCCGCGAGGCAGGTGAACGGTCCGCGCATGGGCGCGCGCTCTGAAGCCGGCGACGCGGGAAACCTTGTCGGTCACGCTCGGCAGCCACTCGCGCATCACGAACACGCCAGCCTCGCGCATCAGGCGCCTGCGCAGTGGGCCGATCGCCTTCTCGATGACGCCCGACTCGCCGTAGGTCGTGACAGGCCGCCAACGCTTCGCCAGGTTGAGCTCGGCCGCGATCGTGACGTCCGATTCCTCTTGGCCGAACCACCAGTCTCGAATCCAGATATCGCCGCCAGCGTCGACCCCGAAAATTCCGTGTTCGGTGAAATCCGGATCGTTGGTCAGGGACTTCTTGGTCACCGCGTAGTCGCTGGCGCCATAGATGCGCAGGTGGTCTGGGCAATCGCCCTCGTCGTACCACTCGAACCACGGGGCCTCGAACTGGTTGCCGGTGTCTGGCCGCGGCCGCTGCTGGTAAAGGCTGGACCAGGTCCGAGCGTTCCGCTCGTATTGCGCCCAATGCTCAGGCGGGAACCACTCGGGCCACAGGTATTGCCCTGCCTTGCGCCCGAGCGGGTCGTCCGCACGCTCTGCCTTGGCGGGCAGACAGATCACGTTCCAGGCCAAACCGTCGCGGCAGACGATCTCGCCACTCTCTCCCTGGTAGTTCTCCGGGAGGATCGACCCGGCCAGGTCTTCCGGATGCCATCGGGTCTGAATCAAGATCACCGACGCACCCGGCTTCAGGCGTGTCAGGAGGTCGTCGTCGTAGGCCTCGCGCGTCTTCTTCCGCACCGTCTCAGAGTTGGCCTCTTCGCGCCCGGCCACCGGGTCGTCAATGATCAGCAGGTCAGCGCGAGCCGAAGTGACCGCACCCAGCACGCCAACTGCCAGCATCGAGGAATCATTCGTCAGCTCCCACTCGTTGACGGCACCGCTACCCGCCTTCATACCGAGCCGTTCCGGCCAGATCGATGCGTATTCGGGGCTGGTGACTATCGCTCGGCAGCGCTTCGACGCGCGCTCCGCGGGGGTCGCTGCATAGCTGGCCAGGATCACCTTGTAGCCCGGCCACTGAGCCATCGCCCACGGCGGCGTTACCACGCTGGCGTAGGTCGACTTCGCCGACCCCGGAGGCAGGAACAGCATCAACCGGCCCATGGGCTTGCGGATGCATGCCTCCACTGCCGTCATGATCAGGCGGTGATGCGCGGCGATCCGCGTCTCGATTGGCTGGAACAGCCATTCGTTCGGGTCGTCCGACATCGGCGCACCCGGGATCGTAATGGCCTGGCTGAAGGCCGACAGGCAGTCGCGGGCGCGGCGGCGGCGCAGCAGCTCCGTGGCTGCCTGCTCCCGCGTCAGGTCACTCAGCGCCACGGAGGCCACCGGCGGCAATGGCCGCAAGCTGCTCGTCCGACAAATCCCGGGCTGACTTCACCTGCAGCGGGTTTTCCTTGTCGCCCTTCAGGGTCACGGCATCGCCGTAGCGTTTGGCGTTCTCCTTGCCGGCCTGCCACTTGATGGCGTCGAGCATTACCCGCGCGGCTGCGGGCTCGATATTCCCCGCTTCCACCTTCGCCATGATCTCGTCGAGGCGTTCGAAGCGGGCATCTGCTCGGATTTCGCGGGCGCGCGCGTACTGCTGGCGGAACGCCTCGAACCCGAGGCTCTGATCCGGATCATCGGTCGCCAGCCACCGGAAGATCGTGCGGGCATCAGGCATCCCATCTGCCTCCGCTGCCTTGGCCACACTGTCCCCTTGGGCGATCAGCATGCACAGGCGCTCTGCCACTTCCGGGTTGAAGCTGGACGGGCGGCCAGTCTTGGTCCTTGCTGCCTTAGGCATGCTGGGCAACCTCCCCACTGGCTCCCGTTGTGGTGTGCCGATTCCCGAGGGCATGGACGTCACCAGGGGGGCAAAGCCCCTGGCCGCCGCAACGCGGCTCACCTCGTGTCGGCTGCACGCTGTTGTCGACACCTGCGTGCTGGTCGTCCCGGTATGCCCCCCGGGTGGGGTTGAGGTGATTGCGCCAGTACGGCAACGGGCTGCGGTCCACATCCGGTACCGACCCATCGGGGCGGACGATGCTTGCACGCAGTAGTTCGGTGGTGGTCAGCGTCTGGCGGTCGCTCATGCATGCTGTTATCCCAGCCTGAGCCATGCGATCAATGGCGATCAGGCCACTGCCCAGAATTCCAGCTGCGCGGGTTCGCGGATGGAGGGGGCCTGCTCCCACCCGTAGTGCTCCCGGATGTCCTCGGCCACCTGATCGATCGAGGGGAAGGTGACGCGCTTCCCGTCGGCGGTGTCTGCCCCGTACAGGCCGAACAGCCAGTCGCTGTGCTCGCGCAGCATGCCCTCCCCGGCGGCCGACCCGATGCGCAGGGCGAAGATTGCCTGCCCAGGATCGCCGAACACGTAGCTGCCCTCCCCCTGCGCATTGCGAATGTCGCGCACGCGGGACAGCACGGCCCTGGCCACCGCCAGCACCTGGCCTTGGTCTACGACCGCCACGGCAACCGCGCCGCGCCGGAACTGCCGGTGCGGGGCTGCGTGCCTGGTCGGCTTCTGGGATTTGGCATTGCCCATGGTCGTCTCCGCTGCGCTGGTGCCGTGGCGTGTCAGGCAGCCGCCTCGGCCGACGGGGCCGGTGTGGCCTCCCCGCCGGACAGGCTGCTGCTCAGGTGGGTGTGTTCGAACCACAGGGCGATCAGCAGCGCGTCGGCGCGGCCGTTGTCCTTCTTCCGGGTCAGGACCTTCTGCGCGCTGGGGAAGCGGGCAATGGCGAGCAGGCGCGCGGCATCCTTCGGCTGACCCAGCAGTCGCAGGTTGCGCTTCCACGTCGCGGGCTGGACCAGCTCGAGCGGGATGCCCAGCACGCGGATGGTGGCCTTCAGCTGGCCGTAGCCTTCGGCCAGGCTGTGACGCGCCTTGCCGCCTTCCATCGCCCTGCCGTCCTTGTCGCGCATCGGCCGGGCGTGGATCCGCTCGATCACCGCCGCGACGTGGGCGCCCGGATGCGTAGCGCGCTGCTCACGGATGAAGATCGCCACGGCGCGCGCGTCGACCTCTGCCCCCTGCCCAAGGTCCATGGTTGGCATGTCCAGCACCGGCCCGGGCTCGCCGTCAATCAGGGTGGCAACCGCACCGGTGAGGCCCGGGTCTATTCCAAAAGTCAGGCTACGCGCCATGTGGTTTTCCCCCAGTAGTGGTCCAGTGCGGTGTTCTGCAGGTCGAGCAGGTAGTCGTCGTTGCCGATTTCCTCGCGGAACCGGCGCGGCTGTTTGGCGTAGGACGGCCCGAACAGCTTTTCGCAGGTCTCGGCGCTCATGCCGTTGAACGGCTCGCCGCGGTGTGACCAGGGATTGAGGCCGATCGTGAAGTCGTGCCCGCGGCGCTTCTGGCCGTGCTTGCCGCCAACGGTCAGGTGGTGGACCTCGGCCGGAACGGGGTTGTCACCGAAGCTGAGCCCCAGGGCATAGGCCACGATGCAGCCGATTTCCTTGATCGCGTCCATGCGCTGCTGCTGAGCGATGGTCGGGTTGCTGGTAGAGCGGCCGCGCCTCATGCTTCCACCCATCGATCAGGGGAAATCACATGGATTGCGAATGGATGGGCTGGTGTTCTCTTTCTGCCTCCGAGCAGGCGGCATGGGTACAGGCCGTGGGAAGCGTGACCGCGATCCTCGCGGCGATCGGAATAGCCGCTTATGAGCGTCACGTCGCCAAAGTGGAGGCCGCTGAAAGGAGGCGATTGGAAAAGAACGCCCGTTACACGCGGGGGAACAGGGTGATGAAGCGGTTCCAAAAGGTCATCGCGCGTCAGCTTGAAGCCGCCAAGATTCAGCAGCGAGGAAACGTGACGCCATCGATGCCAGCACAGCCGGTACCTGACGACGTGAGGGATCTCGAGAGCGAATGTCACCTGATGCCAGACGCAGGCGGCGAGTGCCTTACAGCAATCAACTTCTTCGAAGATGCGCAGGAACTGTTGCAAGGCTCGTTCCTCCCAACACGCGACACTGATCGCTTCATCGAACTCCTGGAATACGCGAACAGCCGCATTGAGATGGCGCTGAAGCACTTCTACGACTATCTGAGCGTTGCCCGTAACTGAGTTGCTCATGCGGTTCTCCTTTGCTCACCCGCCATCAACAGGTACTCGCCGCGCACGGCGTCGGTCAGGCCGCTGATGTAGTGCCGGTCGATGTGATCGGTCAGCCCCCGGAACAGCTCCGAGAACTCCCCCTCGTCCATTTCGTCGAATGCGATGGACCGCGGCTGGCTCACGAGCGCCTTGCCGGCTGGGCCCAGGTCGATCTCGAGCTGATCGCAGTGCACGCCGGCCTCGCGCTGCACGCGCTTGATGGCGTCGTGCGAGGTCATCGTGTCGAAGCCGTCCACGTGGTCGACCAGCAGCGCGCCGACGGCGTGCGCCAGGCGGTGGAAGGCTGGATTGCGTGACTGCTTCAGCTCGGCGCGGATTTCACGGCCCACGTTGAACCGGCGTTCCTTCAGCAGGCGCTGGTCGATCGGGTGCGCGGGCACCAGGGCGCCGACCTCTTCGCCCGTGGCGGGGTCAACCAGCCGGCGAACGACCAGATACACCGGCCGGCGCGCTCGTTTGGCCTGAATCTTCTTGGCGGCAACTGTCGTCATGGGTTGGTCCCTGCGTGGAGGGCGGCGGCGAGGCCGCGGCGTCGGGGTGCGCTGCCGGCGGCGGGCGCACTGGCGCTGGTTTGCCGCGGCTCCCAGTACTCGGGCAGCGGCGAGAAGCGGAACAGCTCGGGCTGGTACAGCTCGCGGACCATGCCGGGAGCGCCATTGCGCTGGATCGCCACGATCAGCTCCGCGGTGCCTTCCCAGCGGCTGCCGGGGTGATAGATTTCGTCGCGGTAGATGAAGATCACCGCATCCGCGTCCTGCTCGATCGAGCCGGAGTCGCGCAGGTCGGCCACGATCGGACGCTTGTCCGTCCGCTCTTCCAGCTTTCGGTTGAGCTGGCTCAGCAGCAGGATCGGCAGGCCCAGCTCGCTGGCCGTCAGCTTCAAGGCCATGGTGATATCGCCGATGCCTGCCGCGCGGTTGTCACCGGTGACGTGCATCAGCTGCAGGTAGTCGATCACCACCAGCCCCAGCGGATTGCGGGCGTGCATGCGGCGAATCTGCGCGCAGACGTGTTCCACCCTGGCTTTCTTGGGCCGGCTGACGAAGATCGGCGCGTTCGACAACCGCCGGATGGCCTCCGCCGCGTTCGCCCAGTCGACGTCGTCCAGCTTGCCCGTGCGGATGCGGTTGCCGTTGATCCCGGCCTGGTTGGCCAGCATGCGATCGCCCAATTCCTCGGGCTGCATCTCGAAGGTGAACACCGCCACAGGCTTGTGCAGGCGCAGAGCCACGTGTTCGGCGAGGTTGATTGCCTTGGTGGTCTTGCCCATCTTCGGCCGGGCCGCCAGCACGATCAGATTCCCCGGCTGCAGACCACCGAGTACCTGGTCGAGGTCCTCGTTGCCGGTCGTCAGGCCGCTGATGCCGCCACCGTTTGCAGCACGATCACCCAGCCGATGGAACACACGCTCCATCACCGGCGCCACGGACTCGAGGTCGCACGGTTCGTTGTCGAGCATGCCGCCGATGCGGGACTGCGCCATGCCGACCAGCTCCACCGCCGATCGCCCTTCCGGGCTGTGTGCGGCGTCGATCAGGTCCTGCCCTGCGCCGATCAGGGCGCGCAGCTTCGCCTTCTCCGCCACGATCTCGGCATAGCCGACGATGTTGGCTGCCGACGGCGTGGTCACGCTCAGCTCGATCAGGTAGGCGCCGTCGCACACCAGGTCCAGCTTGCCGCGGGATTCCAGCCAGTCACCCAGCACCACCGGGTCGAACTCCACGCCGGTCGGCTGCAGCTCGGTCATGGCCTGCCAGATCAGCCGGTGGTCGGCACGGAAGAAGCTCTCCGCGCTGAGCAGGTCCGCCACCTGGTCCCAGGCGCGATGCCTGAGCATCAGGCCGCCCAGCACCGCCTGCTCGGCGTCGAGGCTGAACGGCAGCTGCCGCCCCCACTGCTGGTCCTGCTCCTGCCGGCGCGCGCTCACTGGCCCACCCCAGACAGCGCCTTGTCGGCCAGCTTGGCGATCACGCCCTCGCGCAGCAGGTACTCGAAGTCGGGTTTCCAATTCTCATGGCCGACGCCGCCCTGCTGGCGACCAGCATGGAAGTCGTCATCGGCGGCCGTCTCGAAGTACAACTTCCAGAATTCCGGGGTAACGCGCTCGCTGCCAAACAGCATCTGGCACAGCTGGCGCACCGTCGGCAGCGCCTTCTCCACGGCCTTGATGCGCGGCTTGTTGAGCACCGTGCAGGCCGACAGCTCGCCGTGCGGTTTGGCCAGGATGGCGTTGTAGGCCGCCCGGGCGTCCTCGGCGATCTGGCGGATGCGCTCCGCCCTGGTCGGTTTTGCAGGAGCAGGCTGCTCGGGGGTTCCTGCCAGCGACAGCTGCAGGGACGAATCTTCTGCTCTTGGAGACGGAGACGGAGACGGTATCGGATTCGGAGACGGGGCAGTGCCAGATTCTGCTAGTGGCAGACCATCGCCTGCATCTGGCAAAGAACCGTCCTGCTCGGGCTGTTCTTGTAGCAGGCGCGCTGCGTAATCGGGCATCAGCCGAGCAGCCTCCGAGCGGCCATGCCGACGGCACAGCGCTGCCCAGCGTGCCTTCTCCGACCGCGCCTCCGAACCCGCCGCCCAGGGCTGATGCTCGGCCCAGTCGTGCAGCTGGTAGGCGCCAGCATCGCCATCGAGAAAGCCCACCGACGCCAGCTCACGCACAAGCGCGTCGTTGTCGCCGTTCCAATCGGCCGCCAGCTCGATGTCCTCGCCGGTCATGCCGCTGAGATCGCCGTCGGGACGGTTCGATCGTGCCCACAGGATCAGGCACACCAGCGACCAGCCGGCGCCAGGGCCGAGCCGGCGAACCAGCTTCTTCGTCTTCGGGTGCCCCGGCAGGCCGGTGCTGAGACGTGCGTCTGTGCTCATGCGCCGCCCCGCAATACGTGCTGACACAGGGCGATGAACCAGAGCGCGCGCACGGCGATCATGGCTTTCTCGGTGGGGTCCATCAGTGCGTCCTCAGCATCCCGGCCAGGCGCGCCACTTCCGAGCGCGGGCATGGGGTATCCAGTGCCGCCTGCAGTTCCATGTACTGGCGGAGAAGGTTCGATTCAGTGGCCTCGCACAGCGGCGTCACCAGCCGGCGCGGGATGCGGCGGGCGCCGGTGCGCAGGCGCGACACGTAGCTCTCCGACTTGCCGATCACCGCAGCGACCGTGGCCAGCTTGTGGTCGCCGGCCTTCATGGCCACAGCCAGGGCCTGGTCGGGTGATTCGATCTGGCGCAGCAGCTTTGTCGGGGCGTCCTTCGGCTTGCGCTTCACGCTGATGCCGAGGTGGAGACTGCCCAGGGGGTCCTTGAGGTTGCCAATGCTTTCCATGGTTTGCCTTTCTTTGCCAAAGGGTTGTGGGCGAAAAAGAAGGCCCCTCTACGGAAGCCTCCAATGCCCGGTTCACTGCGGAAATCCCCTTCAAACGTCGTGCACTTGGTCTGGATGAAGGGGCGTTGTTTCGTCCTGGATAGGACGGGGAAGAAGGCTCGCGTGCGTCCGTTGAAGCGCAGAGCGCGCGGGCCGGTTGCGGCGGGCACGGGTGTGGTCGTGCCCTTCCCCACCGGTGGCCGGTGAGGTGGTCGTGTCAGGGGGTAGCGGTCTTTCGGCGACGGGGAGACTTCGGAGCCGGCGAGAACAATTCAGGCCGCTTCTGAGCAGCCCTCCAGCACCACCCGTCAGGGATAGGCTTGTGCTCATCCCGGCCGGTCATCGACTGCCTGGGAAGGCCAAGGAAGCGGGCGAAATCGGCGTTGGTTTCGATGCCGAGGGCGATTTTGGCTTGGGCAAGGGTCGGGTTCATGCCGCGAGTAAATCATCGGTTACCCCGAGGTGTCAACCATGATTTCCAACTTTCCGTCAATCATTCGTTACATGAGCATTGGCGCCCGACTAGAAGAGCTGCGGAAAGCTGCGCAGCTGACCCAACAGCAGATGGCCGACATCGTCGGCACGTCGAAGCAGTACGTTGGCCGACTGGAAAAAGGGCTCAACCAGACCCCCAATGGCGTGTTCCTCGCGGACTGGGCCAGGCACTTCAATGTGAGCGCACGGTGGCTGTCGTCCGGCGAGGGCCCCCGCGCAGCCAGCGCGCAGCAAGCGTCTCAATCCACGCGACCCGACTTCGCCAAGCTGTCTACGTCGGTTCTGCTGCTGCGGCACTACCTGGACTTCACGGGCGATCCGCCCGAGTGGATCAGTGACCCAGTACTGCTCGAAACCGCATACGAGGTTGTCGACCAGTTCGGCGCAGAAGTGCGCCCGGACAACGTGTTTGACTTGACCAAGGTTCTTGCAAAGAAGATACGGGGTGGCACGGATGGAGAAGGACAACCGGTTCGAGGAACTCGCACAGCGGCTGGCGGCTAGAACAGCCGCCCTGCGCGGCCAGGGCAGCCAGCAGCCGAGGCTGCACGTTGTACGTGAACCCTCGCCTGCCGCGCCGGTTGCTGCGTTCCGCATGGACTTCGTCCTGCGGGAATCCCACATCCGCATGATTCGCCACTTCCGCCGACGCTGGGGAAACCCGATGCAGCTCATCATCGATCAGGCCTGCTTCGGCTACATGGGAGTGGAGCAGCTGCCCGATGACGACCTGATCCAGTTGCACAAGGACCTGGAGCGCGCCGAAGACTGCATGCGCGACGGGATCTCCTTCGAAGATGCCGGCCTGCTCCGCTCACGCTACGGGTGATTCCATGCTCAGCCTCTTACCGCTGCTTGCCGCACTCGCCCTGCCCCCGCTCAACGCGGAGGAAGAACAGACCTTGAAGAACGGCGCGGCCCAGGCCGACGCCTTCGCAGACTGCGCCGGGGTCTGGGACTACTTCTCCCTGCTCGCACGGGAGGATGGGAAACCGGCATCCGCCGAGCATCTCAAGAATCTGGGGAACGGCGCCCAGACGACCGCGCTATGGCTGCACGCCAACATCAACACGGTAAATGGGGGGCCCCGCGCCCCCTACGGAGCCTGGCTCCCGATGGTGAAGCCGCGCCGCGAGGCGACGACCCTGAGGCTTCTATCAGCTGCCGAGTTGGGCGACGCGCAGACGGCGGCGGCGATGATCAAGGATTGCCAGGCGATGCTGGACTCCCAGCAGTACGCGATCGACAACATCCGGAAGGACACCGTAGAGCAGCAGATCGGGCGGTAATCCCCCGTTTCGGAGGGCCCGGCAGTTTTTTCGTCCTCTGAGTAACTTTTTGTTGACTTGGCAAAGTAACCCATGATTTACTGCACCCGTCGGCCCACAAGGGCCATCCGAACGGGGCAACCGCCATGTCACTGCAGACTCGCAACGATTCCGACCGCAACGCCCAGCGCAGCTGGGACGGTCAGGAAGATCCGCGCTTCGACTCCGAGCTGGCCGCCGAGCAGGCTGCCGACCTGGTCCCGGCCCTCCGCGCTGACCCGGCAGCATGCCGCGAGGCCGAGCAGTGGGTTGCGGGTTCCTTCGACGGCGAGCACTACACCGACGTCACCCTGGCGCTGCACCAGCTGCACCACACCGACCCGGCCGACCTGATCGACTCGCCGCTGCTGGCCCAGCTGTACGCGCTGGCTGCGGTTGAGGCTGCGGCGATGGACGAGCAGCTGCTGGAGATGGCGACGCAGCAGGTGGCGGCATGAAGGCAGTCATCGAAGCCGCCAAGGAGTTCGCGGCGATCGTCGGCTGCGGCCTCTGCGTCATGGCCCTGCTGTGGCTCGCGGCCGTTGCTACGGGCATCTGGCAATGAACGACACCGACTTCATCAAGGCGATGCAGCAGGGCCTGCCTTCTATCGACCCGCCGTCGACCGCGCCCGGCCTCGCCGTGACCGAGTACCGCATGGACGGGGTGCTGCTGGGCAACGCGGATATCGAGATGAACAACCACGAAGCGATCCACGGGATCTGCGCACAGGGAGAGAGCGATGACCAGTAAGCACACGCCTGGGCCGTGGGCAGTTCACGACCACCCCACTGATCCGTACCAGTACGGGCATCACGTGACAACCGAAGACGGCCTGACGATCTGCAGCGTGACCTATCAGCTGCCAGTCAACACCCCGCACGGCGTTGAGGAAGCCACGCGCGTGGCCAACGCCCGCCTGATCGCTGCCGCGCCTGAGCTGCTGGAGGCGCTGCAAACGCTCGTTGATGCGGTCGATCCAGAGTCAACTGGATGGAGTGAGGCTGTAGCCGCCATCGCCAAAGCCACGGGCTCCGCCTGATGCGCCTCCTGACCGCCACCGGCTGCCGCAGCTGGTCCGACTTCGCCGCCTGCCTTGCCTGCTACGGCATCACCGCCGCGCTCGCGTGCGCGATGTGCTGGCCGGCGGCCTGGTCCTGATTTCCCCGCCGGCACGCCCGGCACAACCGAGAGGCAACACCATGTTCCAACTCGCAGGCGTGACCGCAAAGGTCGCATCGTTCAACCCCCGCGCCGAGAAGCACGGCGAGGACAACAAGCTCGCCGCCGATATCAAGATCGCTGTCGTCGTCGGCAACAGCGCGTTGGACCAGTTCCACAAGGACCTGCGCAAGGCGCTGTATCGCAAGGCCAACACCGGTGAGCAGCAGGACTTGATCGAAGGCACCGACGGCCTGGTGTCGGTGAAGTTCCCGCGCATCGGCGCGCTGTCCTGGGACGAAGAGTTCCCGGGTTACGAGGTGGTGCTGGGCTCCGGCCTGGGCCTGTCCGAGCCGCTGGCCATCACCGATGCGCTGCTCAAGAAGTTCAAGTTCGAGCCCCTCGAGGGCGGCAGCGTGGCGGTCACCTTCAACGTGGTGTTCCACCCGGACCAGGAAGAAGCCGGCGCCCTCTGCGGCCTGATTCAGGAAGACGTCGAGCTGACCCTGATCCCGCCGAGCGCGCAGGGCAAGGGCAACGCGCCGCAGGAAGACCTCGCGGCCGTCGCGTAACGACCACGGGGCTGCGAGCGAATCCTCCGGGCTTGAATTTGTGGCACCCGGCGCAGCCCCACCTACTCCACCTCGAGGCACCCATGAACCAGATCACCACCATCCCCGACGATGGCCAGCAGCCCACCGGCCTGCAGGCAGCGCTGCAGCAAGCTCTGATGCTCCCCGAACAGGGCGTCGAGCGCCTGGAGCGCATGTGGGAGATGCACAAGGAAATGCAGGACCGCGATGCAGCCCGCGAGTACGCGGCTGCCATGAAGCGCACCCAGGCTGCGATGCCCAGCATCCAGAAGCGCGGCAACAACCCGCAGACAAAGAGCCAGTACGCCCTGCTGGAAGATATCAACCGGGCCATCACCCCGATCTACACCGGAGAGGGATTCTCGCTGTCGTTTGGCACCGTGAAATCGGACCTCCCCGACCATGTCGGCATCGTCTGCGACGTGCTGCATGACGCCGGGCACAGCCGCACCTACCACTACGACGCGCCGATCGATAACGCAGGCATCAATGGCTCGCTCAATAAGACGCTGACCCACGGTCGCGGCTCGGCGATCAGCTACGGACAGCGCTACCTGATCAAGATGATTTTCAACCTGACGATCGGGGGGGAGGACGACGACGGCAACGCTGCTGGCGGTGGTGGGGTCGACCCAGTGGCGCTGCAGTGGATCGCGGTGGCCGACGGTTTGAAGACGAAGGAGGAATACAAGGAGCAGAAAGCCAGGGTGCTGGTCGCCTACGGCAACAAGGCCGCGAACCTGCCGCCCGCCGTGCGCGAAGCATTCAACCGCGCCAACGAAGCCACCACCCCGAAGGACTGACCGATGCGCATCCTGACCTGCGAACAGCGGTCGCCGGAGTGGTACGCAGCCCGGCGCGGTGTCCCCACCGCCAGTGAGTTCAGCAACATCATCACCCCGAAGAAGGGTGAGTATGCGGCGGCGGCCGACACCTACATCAATCAACTGATCGACGAGCAGATGCGCCCCGAGGTCGGCGAATCGTTTGGCGGCAACCGGCACACCCTTCGCGGAGAGCTGCTGGAACCGGAGGCCCGCGAGCTCTACGCCTTTGACCAGGACGTGGTGCCGCAGCAGGTCGGTTTCATCCTCAACGACGACGGAACCCTGGGATGCAGCCCGGATAGCCTGATAGGCGCCGTCGGCGGTCTGGAAGTGAAGTGCCCTGACGGCCCAACCCACGTGAAGTGGCTACGTGCCGGCTACGTGCCGGACGAACACAAGCCGCAGGTGCACGGCTGTCTGACCATCACCAAGCGGAAGTGGTGGGACTTCCTGTCCTACTGCCCCGGCTATCCGCCGCTGCTGGTGCGCACCGTCCACGACGACTACACCCGAAAGCTGCAGGCCCACCTGGACCGGTTCCTCACCGAGTACCAGGCCGCCCGCGCCATCTTCTTCAAGGACGCAGCATGAGCGACAAGAAATTCATCGATGGCCTGCTGGTCAAGCAGCCGCGCGACGGCGCCCCCGAGTACGTGATCGCGCAGATTTCCATGAAGCGCGAAGAGCTGATCGCGTGGCTGCAGCAGCAGGACGGCGAGTGGATCAACGCCGATATCAAGGTGGCGCAGAGCGGGAAGTGGTACGCGCAGGTCGACACCTGGAAGCCCGACCGCCAGCGCGGCGGCGGCCAGCGGCCGCAACGCACCGGCCGGGAGACTGGCTATGGGAGCCGCGGCGACGCGCACACCCCGCTCTCGCGCCCGCCGGTGGATGACTTCGCCGACGACGACCTGAATTTCTGATGGACACGAAGCGCTGCACCGGCTGCTCCCGCTGCCTGCCGCTGGAGTCCTTCCCCAACGCGGGGAAGCGCGGCAAGGAACCGACCTGCTTCATGTGCACCAACGACGCCCGCCGCCTGCGCACGCCGCTGCCGGCGATCAAGCGCGACCCGGCCCTGATCCGGATCAACAACACTTTCAACCTGTGGCATGGGCCCGTGAGCCGCACGCCGCTGAGGATCGCAGCATGACCGCCGAACGCATGACGGCCGATATGGCCGAGCAGATCACTCGATCGAAGGACCCGTCCTTCGCGGTTGACACCATCCTGCTGGGAGTGAAGGCTGCCGCCGAAACCGGAAAGCGCGAGTTCATCACCCGCGAATACGGCTTCGGCGATGGCTCCTGCTACACGACCGAGGACAAGTATCCGGCCCTGTGCAAGGCGATCCTGAAGGAGCTGCAGGCACTGGGCTACACCGCCGGCATCGGCTCGAGCTGCGGGCAGTTTGTGGACGTGTGGCTGTACGTGCGGTGGGGTAACCACGCATGACCAGCATCCACGTAAAGCCGCTGTTCGACACACCGACCCGGCAGCAGAAGGAAACCGAGTCGCGCACGATCGCCGCCGACCTGGAGCGGTTCCGCAAGGCTGGCGGGAAGATCGAGGTCCTGGGCATCACCGCGATCGACAAGGCCGGCATCAGCCGCCGGCAGGTCGTCGAGGGTGGCGCGGAGCAGCGGAAGGCCGCGAAGGGAGGCAAGCCATGAGCGTGATCGCAGATTTGCTGGAGGAATGCAGGGCCGCCGTGCGTTCTCGTGGCCACATGCTCACGCCGTACAGGCTTGGGCTGGAGGTCGGTTCTCGCGGCTTCGACCTTGCATGCCCTTACACCACACAGCGCGGTTCTAAGCTGTACCGCGAAGGCGTCGCGTTCGGGCTGAAGACCGCTCGCGTCAAGGCAGGTGAAGCATGAGCCGCCGCCCAATCACCCGCCGCGCGCCGACCAAGAACACCGGCTTCAGCTGGGGCCGCTTCCCGATGGGCGACACCGGGATCGTCTGCTACCGCCTGTTCCGCCGCGACCTGACCGGCGCGGTGCACATCCAATCCCTGCACTTCTACCCGCACGACCAGCGCCCCGCCGTAGCCCTCGCCCTGCGCGAGGCGTGCCACCGGCTGCGCGATCGCGTCGACGAACTGGACCTTGCCGCACTGGGAGTGACCGCATGAACACCGAACGCACCGAGAAGTTCGTCAACGCCATCGCCTGCGACCTTGAGGAAGGCGGGTTCCGGCAGGTCAGCGGCACCACGCTGCGCCGGACGCTGGCCACCGCCGTGAGCGCGGCGCTGCCGCTGCTGGGCGATATCGGAATTCCGGCATCGCAGCCCGCAGAGCTGGCCGAGCAGCAGGGGGTTGACCCGTCCATCGCGCGCGCCATCAGTAGCAAGGACTTGTATCAGGTGCTGATGGACGTGCAGAACGGCATCGACAGCCCTGCGCTGGCGAGTATGGCGAATGGCGCAATCCAAATGATCGACAAGGCTCGAAACGCCCTCGCCGCAACTGGCAAGCAGCAGGTTGGCGAGGCTATGGACCGCGAGCAGCTCGGAGACCTTGTTGAAGGCATGGCGGTCAGCGTGGACGTGGACGGATTGTTCAGCACGGAAGGTCGTCGCCTCTTCGGGACCATCACAGCCGTCCAGCATGAAGACGGTGAAAAAGGCGGGTTGATGCTGCTTGTGCAAGAGCCTGAACCGAACTGGAAGCCGGAGCAGGTTGGCGAGGTGCAGGGGGATGCGCTGGTCGCCAGCCTTGTGCAGATCATGAACGCGGAATACGACGGCCTCGGTCGCCTCCCGGCTGATGTGCTTGGGGTGCTGAATATGGCAGCCGAAGCCCTCGCCTCCCGCCAGCCGGGGGCGCAGGAGCCGACCCACTGGCAGCACTGCGAAGTTCCGCACCTTTGCATCACCGATGCCACGAAGCGCGAATTGAAGGAGGGCGAGACCGGTCGCGGCATCCGGAAGATTGACAATGCGTACAGCATCCCCGCCTACGCCGCCCCGACCGCGCAGGGCATCGACCTGGGGCAGTTGCGCAAGTTGGCGATGCCGATCCTGTGCGGGATGCTTTGCGCCAGCGACGCCGAGCGAGCATGCCGCCGACTTCACGCAGCCCTGATCGACCAGCGCGATGCAGCGCCGGGGGTGGGCAATGGCTGAGCTCGCCGTCCTCTGGCTGACGAAATACTTGGTGTTCGCGCTGATCGTCATCTTCGGCCTGGCCGTCCTGTGGCTGCTGGCCGCTGCATGGCGCGCCGTGCGCTGGTGCTGGCGCCAAACGCTGAGGGCCGCGCGCACGTGAACTACTACAACGAGTTCGATCCCTTTGTCGCGCAGTGGTTGCGCAACCTGATCGCCGCGAGGCTCATCCCCGCCGGCGACGTCGACACCAGGAGCATTACCGATGTTCAACCCGATGACCTCGCCGGATACCGGCAGTGCCACTTCTTCGCCGGCATCGGCGGCTGGTCCCTCGCAGCCCGACTTGCTGGGTGGCCCGACGATCGAGAGCTCTGGACCGGCTCCGCGCCGTGCCAGCCGTTCTCCGTCGCGGGTAAAGGAAAAGCCCAGGCTGACGATCGGCACCTGTGGCCCCACCTTTTCCGGCTCGCCCGTGCCCGCCGGCCCGCTGTCCTCATGGGAGAGCAGGTTGCGGCGGCGGTTGGCAAGGACTGGATCGACGGAGTGTTCACTGATCTGGAAGGAATCGGCTACGCCTGCGGGGCGACCGTTGTCCCGGCTTGTGCCGTCGACGCGCCCCACCGGCGCGACCGCCTCTGGTTTGTGGCCCACGCCAGCGGCCAGGGACTGGCGCAGCGAGTCGGCATCGCCGGAGTTCCACGCGAAGTGGGCAGCGAATCCGAAGGGCAAGACGCTGCCCATGACGATCGCGCTGATGCACGCGCTGTGGCCAACGCCTACTGCCGTCGACGGGAACCGGGGGCTGACCACCAGGCCGCAGGACACGGGAATTCCACTTCCGCAGCGAGTGGGACAAGTGCTTGGAGTCCCGCCGGCGGCGTCGTTGGACACGACGGAAAAGCGCGGCGCGTTGAACCCGGCATTCGTCTGCTGGCTCATGGGGTTCCCAGCCGCGTGGGACGCCTGCGCGCCTACGGCAATGCCATCGTCCCGCAAGTCGCGGCCGAGGTGATCGGCGCCTACATGGACTGCTATCCGGAGCCCTGACGATGAACCTTCTCACCACCGACCAGTGGCTGCTGCGTTACTTCGACGCCTCCAGCCGGCCCAGCGTTGCCACCCTGCAGCGCTGGCTGCGCGATGGCAAGATTCCGGGCAAGAAGGTGGGCGGCACCTGGTTCATTGACGAACACGCATGGCTCGCCGACGGGGACGACCTGGTCGAGCGGGTACTGAAAGCAGGATAGGAACAATGTCACCACGCAAGCGCAGCGCCGGCCGACAAGGCTGGCCCGACAACCTCTACCCCAACAAAGGTGGGTTCAAATACCGCCACCCCATCACCCGGCGAGAGACGTTCATGGGCCGGGACCAGGCCAAGGCGTTCGCCGCGGCCAAGAAGCTCAACGCCATGCTGCTGCCGGGTAACGACCTGGTCGACAAGGTCATCGGCTCGCGCGAGACGGTGGCCGATGCGATCGCAGTTTTCCGGCGCGACGACGTGCCCGGCCGCAACTGGGCGCCGAAGACGGCCGAGGTCTACGAGAGCGTAATCCGGCGCACCGAGGCCGGCATCGGCAGCCGCCCGGTGGAAGAGGTCACGGTCAAGGACTGCGCCGAGTTCATCCGCGGCGTTACCGAGTCCGACCGCGCGCGCCAGCAGTTCCGCCTGGTGCTGGGCTGGATCATGGCTTGCGCGGTGCAGGAGGGCTGGATCGACACCAACCCGGTTCTGGCCACGCGCCGGTTCCAGCACGAGCGCAAGCGCGCGCGCCTGACCAAGGAGGTCTATTCGGCGATCTGGGAAAAGGCCGAGCCGTGGCTGCGGCTGGCGATGGACCTTTCACTGGTGACGCTGCTGCGCCGCGAGGACGTGGTGTCGTTGAAGTTCTCCGACGTGCGCGATGGCTTCCTGTGGGTGGTCCCGCAGAAGACCGAAGGCAGCACGCTGGTGAAGTTGAAGATCAAGATCGGCGACGAGCTGGCCACGTTGCTCGCCCAGGCGCGCGACACCGTGCTGTCACCCTACGTGGTGCATCGCCTGCCCGATCGTGCGCGGCCGTCGGACAAGCGCGCAGCGGCGCGTCAGCACCACACGCAGGTCATGCCAGAACAGGTGACTCGAGCATTTCTCGACGCGCGCGAAGCGGCCGGCATCAAGGGCGACAACCCGCCGAGCTTCCACGAGATCCGCAGCTTGGGCGGCGCGTTGCTGAGCGAATCCGGTTGGGCGATCGAGCAGGTGCAGGGCCTGATGGGCCACTCGTCCACGTCGATGACAGAGCACTATCTGGAAGGCCACGACACGCCCTGGCAGGAAGTGCAGACCGGGAGTGTGCTGGTTCGATAGGGGAGAATAGGGGGAGAATAGGGTGACGCAAAAAAAAGGCCCGCGCATCGCTGCGTAGGCCTTTGTTTTTATTACCAGTTTGGTCGGGACGGCCGGATTTGAACCGACGACCCTCTGCCCCCCAGGCAGATGCGCTACCAGGCTGCGCTACGCCCCGATGATGCTGGCAATGTCCCCGCCTCTCAGCGGGCCGACGAGTATAACGGGTTTGCGTGAAAAATGGTTCAGCGGCGCAGCAATTGCAGCACTTCTTCCAGTTCCATCCGCGTCTGCTTGATGATCTGGTTGCTCAGCGCCGATTCCTCGCGCGCATCGGCACCTTCCAGGCGCAGGCGCGCGCCGCCGATCGTGTAGCCCTGCTCGTACAGCAGGCCGCGGATCTGGCGGACCATCAGCACATCGTGGCGCTGGTAGTAGCGGCGATTGCCGCGGCGCTTGGCCGGCTCGAGACTGGGGAACTCGGTTTCCCAGTAACGCAGCACGTGCGGCTTGACGTCGCACAGTTCGCTGACCTCACCGATGGTGAAGTAGCGCTTGGCCGGTATCGGCGGAAGTTCTCGGTTACTGCCCGGATCCAGCATATGCCTCTACCCTTTCCTTGAGCTTCTGGCCCGGACGGAAGGTGACCACCGTACGGGCGGAAATCGGAATTTCCTCACCGGTCTTGGG